TTTCTCCGCATCGACATCTTTCCGGTGGAGGGTTCCGTTGACATCTACGCGGTAAACGAGGACGAGAGCGGACAGAAAAAGTTGAACAAGCTCGTGACACTCGCCGGTAAATAAGATATATTTATACTATGCTTGACGGTAAGAATACAGACCTTCTAATCGAAATTGCTCGAAACCGTGACACTCCTGCTGCCACGAGGGTTAGCGCTTGCACTCTCCTGAACCGTCTGTCAGCTTTACCGGCAAAAGAGATTATTGCTATCTTGCAAGAAACGATAGACGACCACCGTACTAAAAGCGGAGTGCAGGTCAAGGCTATGGACCTTATTGACAAGATTAACAGCAATACAGGACTTGAACCGGAACTGAACTCCGAGGACGCTAGGGGCGTTGAACAGAAACTTATGGAGCAGTTCTTGGTATGCCCGAAACAACCAACCTAAGAGAGATACTCGAAAGATTCAAGCCGCGTCTCGGATACCGCGAGATGGACCGGAACGCACTGAACATCAGCCGTTCCCTTGCTGCTGGTAATCTAGGCGAGACCGATGACAACTATGCAGAGTGGGCGAGCATCAGCAACGACCCGCTGGTGATTGTGAACTACGTAAAGACGTACATCACTACACTTGTGAGCAAGCTTAGCGGGGCTCCATTCAGACCGGAGAACGACCAGTTGTTCGAGCTGTGCCTAAGTGCTCGTCTCGACTCCGTGTTCACGGACACTTATCAGGACGTGCTAAATGACGGGTACGCCTACCTTGCTGTCGGTATGACTGACGGCAAGCCCCAGGTCAAGCCGATTGACGCAAGGTACATACTGTTCAACGGCGACTGCCCTTCTCTCCGTGACGCTACCGACGTAGTGGTGTTCGAGATTGTCCCGAAATCGCTTGACGGTGACGAGATGGACATGTGCGTACCGGCGAGCTTCCTCACTGCATACGTGGAATACGACAGCTCGTCCGAACGTGTCAAGGTCAGCCACTACCACAAGGATAAGAAGAAGGGAATCTTCGTACTCGACTACTACGACAAGGACCCGAACAAACCTACCACTTACGACCTGCCAGGACTTGACAGAATCCCGGTAATCAGGTTCGTAGGCGAACGCATCGAGCTCTCCGACAAGAGATACCACTATCGCGGCGTGTACTACCAGATGGGAAGTGTGCTAAAGGCGCTTGCACTGTCCGGCACCAAGATTCAGGTGAGGACCGCTTCAAGTACCGACGCGAACTTCATCACACGTTCAGATGCAATCGCGAACCACAAGGAAGTGTGGAAGAATACCGGCACATTACCTGTGGACAACGTTGACTCCAATGGCAACAACATTCCCCCGGTGCAGTTCGTGGAGCATGACAACGAGTTCCTGATACGCGGATTCGAGCTGTGGAAGAACGTAATCGCTGACAACCTCGGTCCTACCGTGGCAAGCGGTTCCGAGGCGGTCACACGCGAAGAAGTGATAGCCCGTAACGAGGTCAAGGACGCAATCTCCAATACGTATCTGACGAGGATGGCTGACGGTATCGAGGAAGTATACCGCTGCATCCAGATGTATATCGACGGCAACACCTCCAAGGTGGTAGTGCTCGGCGGCTATATCGAATCCGTACGCAGACAGAAGGAAAAGGAAGAACTCTCCGGCTTGTACCAGCTCGCGAAGGAAGGGCAGATGAACACGCAGGGGTTTGTGATACAGCTCCTCGCGATTTCCGACTTGCCTACGGACACCAAGATGGCACTGGCCGAAAGTTTCCAGCAGGACCCGTTCAAGAGTCCGCAGGTCATCGCGCTCCAGCAGCAGGTCGCGCAACTCAGCCAGACTATCCAGCAGCAGAATACCCAAATCGCCCTGCTCCGACTCCAGGCCACGCAGCGTCTCGAAAGACAGAAGGAGTTCATCGACTCCACCGAACGCACGAAGCGTCTGGAAATCGCGCTCAAGCAGTGGACCGAGGAACAGAAGCAGAACCAGGAAGCCAGAATGGCCGTGCTCAACGACTGCCTTGCGAAGGGCGACTACGAAGGCGCCATCCGTATCATCGAGGAAGTCAAGCAGGAAAACAACCCGATTATTACAGACAACGTCATCAACATGGGTGCGAACGCCTTTTCCGACGAGAACGACAAGTCCGTGCAGAACGCGCTTCAGGAAAGTGGCGCTCCGCCAGTACCGGTCACGCCGGAACCTACTGTACCGCAAGGCGAACCGTACAGGCAGGTGGTTCCGAAACAGCAGGATATCAAGGATATAGACAATGTGAAGATGCCGCGACCTGCCGTGACACCTTTCAGTGACGCATGAGGATACCGAAATGAGCCAGAGAACTAGCAGTGCTATAAGCGGTGCATCTTCCGGTGCGAGCGTCGGTGGCGGCTATGGTGCCGCTATCGGCGGGATACTCGGCTACCTGATGGGTGGCGAGTCCGAGAACCAGGATGCCGTAGGCAGGGTCGCCGGGTCTTACAGACCGATGGGCTCCGTCGGCGATGCCGTGAAGACGTGGGACACTTTGAACGAGGAAGAACTCCAGCGTGCAAGGAAGCTGGACGACTTCTCCGACTGGGGTGAGTGATATGGGACTTCTCAGTAAACTAGGAAAATGGAACACCAAAGCGTGGGACTTCATGAAGGACCTGGGTTCCGATGCCGTTGACTTGACTGCCGCACAGGTCGGTCTCGGCAAGGACGCCGACGGTGACTGGGAATGGAACCCGCTAAAGCACAACCCAATTGAGTCCGGAGTGCACTATACGAACAACGTATTGCGCGACTTCGGCATCATCGACGACAGTGCACCGGACCGTGCAGTCGATGAAATGACCACAGGTCAACAGCAAATCAACAGCCAGCTCGACACTGACCTAGACCCCAGCTTTGAACAGCTCGGCTATGCAATGGGTGGACGTGACCTTGGTTCAAATCTTGACGAATACCAGACTACCATCGACAATGCTATGGAAGGAACTTCGGTAGCCGGAAACTTCGCCGAACGGCAAGCCGGTGCATCGAACCCTATGAACGTGGGGAACTATTTCAAGAATAGGAACCGATTTGTAGGTAACGGTACAAATAGCGCATTGAGAGGTTCGGCTGGCGGTGCATCGAATAGCGGGATAGGTACGCAACAATTGAACCAGCAGGCCGGTAAAATGTGGGATAGGGCGTTTGCCGAGGCGATGGGTGACGCTTCCAACAACATAGACGTGGCGCAAAATTACGGACGCGGTATGGGACAGATTGCTAACCTCGGTGCACAGCGTCTGGACGCGAAGAACCAGCCCGCACTGGATTACTTGCAACTTAACAACGACCGCGCTATGCAGAGATATGCAGGCAACATCGGTCTGACGCAGGCACAGGCTGCCGCTGCCGGACAGAGCAACGCTTGGTTATAGGTGGACTATGAGCTTCATAACTGACATTATCAACAAGGCTACGGACTCGCTCCACATTACTGACAGCGAGGCCCCGAAGCGTGCATACGAAGCACTCCAGCTCGGAAACGATAACGCACTCGCACAGATGACGAACGACATAACGCCGTCGATGAAGATGCTTAGCGACGCGATGCTCGGGCGTACACTCGACGAGAATCTTGACCGTTACGAGATAGAGAACAGAATCGCACAGGACAGGACGCTGCGGGATGCGGAGGACATCTGGAACGCGAGGGACGCAGGTTCCCGTACCGGAGACTTCATCAACCCGTTTTCCGAGGATATGCAGAGAACTGCCGTGAACAAGATGCAGGGCTCGCTAGGTTCGTCGCTCCAGTCTAGCGGTGGACAGCGGAAAATGGCCGACATGCTGAACGATATGGGGAACCAGATGTGGGATACAGCCTTCCAGCAGGCGCTCGGTGACTCGAAGAATCGCATGAACGCCGCTGGTACTTCCGCTAAGATGGCAAACCAGTACGGCCAGATGGCAAACCAGAAACTTGATGCCTTGAACCAGCCGGCACTCGATTACCTGAACCTGAACAACGACATCGCCATGCAAAAGTACGCCGGGCGCGTGGCACTGAACGAAGCCGCCGGTGCTGTCGCCGGTCAAAACAAGTCTTTACTCTAGGAGAACACAATGCCGAGAATCACGCTTAAACAGTTTCAGATGCCTGACTATGCATCGCAAGTACCGAACGTTCCGAGAAGTGAACGCCCTGTGCAGAAGATTGCCGATTTGCTGTATGTTCTTCACGGGGTCCCTTGGTTCAAGAAGAAGCAGGAAAGAGGAGAAAGCGGCGTGTCCGACTCCAAGTCCGGCGTATCCGCCGACGAAGCGAACGAAGTCGTGACTGATGCACTGGTTAAAGGCGACAGTCTTGAAGATGCCGCGCTCGCCAAGGCACGCGAACCTGACTTCGGTATCGACCAGGCCATACCTATCGAACTCCAGTTGATGGGAATCCGCAAGCCTTTTGCAGTAGCCAATGCCACCGAAACCGATGACAGCAAGGAAAAGAAGGATGACGAGGACGACTTCGAGAAAGCACTTCTTGAAGCCGAACGTAAACGCGAAATCCTTCGACAGGACCCCTTCGAGCTGTCAGCGGAAGGGAACAAGAAGGAACTCGGCAACATGCAGAGAGCCGCAGGTCTTGAAGGAAAGGCCGTTGACGAGAAGTGGGGACCGGCATCTGAAAAGGCAAGGCAACGTGCACTCCACCCGGAAGACAAAGACGAGAAACTTTGGGCCGATGCCGAGATGGAGCGCTACATTGACAACGCTATCAACCGAGAACTGTGGGGTGACTGATGGCCTACGAACTTAGTGAAGAAGAACTCCGTATAGCGCACCCGGAATGGTTCCTTCCTAGACGCGGGTCGTCACTCGGAACACCGAACGCAACCCTTGAAAGTACACAGAAAGGGATGGCTGTACAGAAGGACAACACCAGGGACGTGCTCCAGGACGGGAAGAAAAAGAAGGACAAGCCGAAAGCCCCGAAGGCTCCGGGCGTAACGGCTCCGCCGCTGAAGGTAACGGACCCCGCTACAACCGTCGCGGACAAACCGCTTCCTGCATATAAAGTACCAGATGAGTACAAAGGAAATCCTACTCCAGTGAACGGCGGTATGGCACAGACGCCTGCTGAATACCTGGAATCTACAAAGACGGCGGTGTTCCCTACCGACGAGGAGCTTCAGGAGGAAGAACACCGTTCACTCCTCCAGGCTATTATGGGATGGGACGACATTCCCGCCGGACAGAAATGGCATCACTATCTCCAGCATGGATTGCTGGCTCCCGGTGCACTATCCAGTGATGAAGCGAGAAAGAACGCTGCACTTGAGGGTAAGCCGGGTGGCATGTCATCGACATTCGGTCAGGAACTCCGTTATCGAGCTTCCGAGAACAGGAGACAGCAGACTGGATGGGAAAATCTGCTCCGTAGCTGGAAGAACGGTGAATACGTAGGACGTGAACAGGACTTCTTCCGTGATGCGGAACAGCTCCGTAATGCCTACGTTGCCGACGGTTTCGACCCCTCACAACTTCGCAATCCGCCTCCTGTCGCAAGTGGACACGCCCAGACGCAGTACAAGCAGCTTATCGACAACTACGAAAAGATGCAGCACATGCACAACTGGATGGCGCAGATTCAGGAAGCTGTCGCGAACGACCCGAACTGGCTCAAGCAGGGACCGGGCTCCCCGGCTACCATCCTGTTCGATAAGCTCGCCGAATACACTATCATAGGATGGGCACAGTCAAAGGGTGCTATTGCCGATGCTGAAAAGATACGTGCACAGGTTGCAGCACTCCCGCAAGCGCAGAAGAATCTGTACTATAACATTGTGCAGAACTATCTAGGCAGTAACGCACAGAACGCTGCGGTGACACTCGCCAACCAGCACGACTACTCGGCACTTGCCACGCTAAAGAAGATTGACGAGTTACTGACTCCGGGAAGCGGAAAGGCGTGGAAGACCGATGCAAACGGAAAGCCGGTAGCGTTTGACGACGAGACACTTGCCGAATTGTACAAGCTCACGCAGCAGATAGACAGCAACCCGCACATGGCGAACGCCATCTGGCAGGGAATCAATGCATGGCGTGCACCGACCGTGATGAACACACCTATTGACGCAAACGCTGCTATCACTGCGAACGAGAACACTATACAGAATTTCCAGCAGTGGATGATGCAGAACGCCGACGTTGACCGTGCCGCAATCTGGAGAGAAGCGAATATGCTCGTGAACAACTACGAGGAAGCCTACAACCAGGCGACCCGTAGACTCGGCAAGTATTGGGGTTGGGACTACACTGGTAAACGTGCCGACCCGAAGTTCGCGGACTATCTCCAACAGGTGCAGGAACAGACAGTGCCGCCGGATGCCATCTACAGCACTACGTCGTTCGGATTCGGTGCGATACCCACTCCAGTCACAGACCCGCTTGCGAAAGAGGGTGGCAACAAGAGTGGGCAAATCAGAAGGACAACTGGCGGTGGCACGGTGGACACTACGAAAACCGATAGAGGTAACAAATGGCGTCGATAGAACAAGTCAGAAAGGCTATCATCAATTCGCAGCGCGGTCCGCACCGCTTCATGTATGACTATCCGGTTCCGGTGACTGCTGAAGCCGATGCGACTGCGGCATTACCTAAGCGGTCTATTGGAGTCGATGATTTCAACTTGGAAGGCATCGACGATATCGTGCCGGGTCTTACGGATATGGTGCAGTTGGCGGCACTCGCAAGACGCGACTTGCTAGCGAATCGTGACAAGAAGTGGGCGAACGATAAGGAATACGGATGGACGCTTGGGTATAAGCCGTCTGTACGTGCTGGCGAGGCAGAACCTTATCTTGAACCGGTACGCAAGAAAGACGTAAAGGACGGCGAGCCGTTCTGGGCAAGTACCAAGGAATACATGAACGCGGTCTGCGAGTGGGTAAAGCAGAACTACCCGACCATAGACCCTTCCGTCATCGACAGAGGTGTGCACAACCTTGGAACACAGGCGATGCTGTATTCACTTGACACGCTGGAACCGATGGAGGGTGATGACATCGGCGAAATCGAACGTGCCAACGAATACAGAAAGCGTGCACGCGAAGGACTGATGGACCAGAAGTACAAGGACTTGGCCAGGTTCGACCTTGAAAACAAGTACACTTCGACAGCACAGGACATACTGTGGGGACCTGTGCACGCGGTGACTTCCGACCCCGAACTGAATATGAAGACAGGCACCGGTGAACTCGTAGGCAGAGGGATTGGCAGTGCCGCGCTTCTTGGTGCAAACGTAGCTGCACCGGAGCTTGCGGCAGGTAAACTCGGTGGGAGTGCCGTTGCGAGATACATGATTGCAAACGGGCTCGTCGCGCCAGTTATGAACGAAGCCATGGAACGCGGTATAGACAAGGTTGCCGAACTCGCCACCGGTTACGGTACAGATACCAGACCGTTCGACCCGATGGACCTTGCTGCGGACATGGCACTCGGCTCCGCGCTCGGCTTCGGTATCGGTAAGTATGCTCCTAGAACCACGTCATATCTCGACTTCCGAAAGAAAGGACAGAACATCCGTGGTGAGATTAAGGACAAGGCGGCGCAGATGGGAATGCCACCGAAATCGTCCGTCGAAGACCTGATTGAAGCTGAAACAAGACTTGGTAACGAAATACCGACGAAGAGTGCTGCTGACCTGATTTCTGACGATGAGCTACTTGACTACATGAAAGGACTTATGTTCAGACGTGGCAAGCAGGACAGGCTCAAGTCAAGAGCAGCCGAACTTGGCCGGACAGATGCTGACCGCTCGATGATTCCTGACGAGACAGTGAAAGAAGCCGTGACTACGGTTGACCCTGACGCTTTCGTATCCAAACCGTTCAAGGAATACGACGTGCAGTTCTCCAAGGGTACACCGAACGGTGAATCCGCTTGGAGCGTGAAGCGTCTCCCCGACCCGAACAAATTCGATAACCTGGAAGACTGGATTGAGGCCACCGGCATTGACCTGAACGATATGCCGGTAGAATACCATGACGAACTGCTGAAGGCAGCACGCAAGTACATGGCTGGCGACTACGCTTCGAGGGACTTCTTCGGTGACGGAAACCTGATATTGAACGAAGGCGATAGGCGCAAATACTTGCAGGCGTTCAAGGGCAAGACTGTCGGGAGTGACATACGCGGTATGGCCCACGATGACCCGACAAAGAATATGGCATTGGCGCACTTGCTCGAAAATGGACAGCTCGGCGTGAAGAATTACGGTGTGTTTATGCCAGCGACCGCAGAACAGACTGCCGCTAGGAAGGCTGCGAGCGACGAGTATTCCTTCAGGAAATCGTTGCACCATCCGTCCCGCGAAGAGCTGAACACTGCCGCACAGAAACTCTCGTCGGAAAGAAAGTCACGGCTCGAACAACTCCGAAAGGACAAGGAAAAGTTCGACAAGGACAAGACCGCGAGATTGCCAAAGGATGTCGCAAAACTTACATTGTACACTGGGGCCGCACTCGGTAGAGGCGTACCGATGTCTCAAGTGTTGCCAGGTGTCGAAGTAGTGCAAAACAAGGAACTTGGCGGACCGATGTCGACATACACTCCGGCGATGGTGAAGATGTGGATGCAGGGACAGATGCTACCTCAATCGGTATCTGACCCGATGTGGAGACCGTTCATGGAATTTGACAGGGATGACCCGAAAGCTGCGCAACAGGCAAAACTGGCAGCGATAGAAACGAGAGGTGAGTAGCATGGCATACAAGATTAACTTACACGATACCCACAGGACTCCTTACAACAACGCCGTGATTACGGCACACTCCGCAGTCGAGGGTTCTACGGACGTGGTGGAGTTCGAGGATTTCTACGGGAATAACCTCGGGACTGAAGTACGCACTAATGCGCGAGGATTCCTATGTGACGCGAACGGAGCATTGTACACAGGTGGAGTGTTCGTACCGGAAGATTCGGTAATCACTGTCACACTCGGCGATGGCACCACCACCAGTTGGGTTGTCGGCAAGGGCAGCACGACACCGGTGAACGACGCGAAGCTGTACAACGCGGACAAGAGCAAGGTGCTGTTCACGGCAAACGCTGGTCAGGATTTCCTGCTGTCATACTACGACTTGTCCGACAAGCCCATCATCAACGAGTGGGGACGTGAAGAACAGACCGTCCAGATTCTCGAAACCACGGATACTGTCAACGTTTCAAAGCTGACGACCTTTATCCATCTGTGGTCGGAGCTGAACTACGAAGATTTCGACACTGACCCTGTGAACGACCCGGCCATCACTCTCACGCTCCAGACTACGGTACAGCCGCCTTCCTTCGGACAACGTATAAGCGTATACAACACATGCAATTTCAGAGTGAAGCTTGTCAACAACGACGGCTCCTTCATCGCCACTGTCGGCAAGGGCATGACCAAGCAGGTTACCGCGTGTTCGTCTCCTGATGGAAACCATGTGTACTTCATCGACGAGAACGCAAAAACCAACGACGCTGAAATCGTACATATTGCCCGTTACGCCAATGAAAGACTGGATATCGACGATTATTCATCCGACACCATACTCATAACAGAAAGTGATGATGCAGAGACTACTCCAAGACGGCCGTTGGTTATTGCACAGAGCTTGAGTTACCAGCGCGATATCGTACTATGGTGGCAGCCGAGGTTCGTCGCAGAAAACCTCATACTCCAGAACGCGAACGGATACCAGTTCCTGAAACTGAAACCGTTTTCGCCGACAGTAGTAAGATTTTCAGCCGGCTCCGTGATTGACGCCACCGTCGCTCCTGTCGCTGTCGATGGCGATAACACGGACTTCGGTCTTCCGGCAGAAGTATCGACAGTTGTGTCACAGGATTTGGTGAATCCAATCAGGTACAATACGCCAAGCCTGTCCAGGTGGCCGACAGGTGCGACAAGCGTAAACCTGACCATAGAGAACCCTCCACCGGCAGCCATCACTCACGACCAAGCTCCGATTGTCACGATAAATCTTGAGGTGAACGAACGCGAAAAAATCAGCCAGCTCATTCGTATCGTATTTGCTAACATCGACACATCCGCAGGTACTAAATACCGAGTAAGGTTCAAGGTCCATAAGCGAGGGCCGAACATGGTGGTGCAGACTGGCGACGACTATCTCCCGCTTGACAACCAGGAAGTCGGCTGCGACTGCGACATTATCAACTGGTGCGTCGGTGGCAAGCTTGAAATATGCACACCGTTCGTGGCCTTCTTCCAGGTATCGTAGCGTGACACAGAAAGATATTGAATACAGACTTTGCAAAGAGAACTTCATGTTTTTCGTGGGGTTCGTCTTTGCGAATCTATACAAGCGGGCGTTCGTCTGGTATGACTTCCACAAGAAGCTTGCCGGAATACTGCTCGACCTGCCAAATCTTCTCCGTGTCATCATCAACGCGCCGCCACGAATAGGAAAGACGGACCTCACCAAGCTGTACATAGCGTGGCTTTTCCTCAATGACCCGTCATCCACAGTAATCTACTGTTCGTACGATGAAGCCCTGGTCGCAAGAAAGAACCGAGAAATCAAGGAAATCCTCGTCTGGCTTTCCAAGTATTTCGACATACCCGAATTGAAACCGCTGACACAGGCGAACGGCAAGAAGGAATGGGTCAACCGCGCTGGAGGTATGATTCTCGCGCGAGGCACCAACTCGAACGTGACAGGTAGTGGATGTAAGACGCTTCTCGTTCTCGACGACCCGAACAAACCGGCGGACAGAATATCGCAGACGATTCTTGCCAGAAGATGGCAGGTGTTCAAGTCCACAATCCGCAACCGTATCGACCTGCCGACTGTGCCAATTCTTGTCATACAGCAACGTGTGGCCGCGCAAGACCTGACCGGGTATCTCCTGCAAGACAAGGAAGAGCATTGGAAGCACTTCAAGTTCTCCGCCATCGACGAAAATGGAGAATCAATCTGTCCAGAGCGTCTTCCGGTGTCAGAAATTGACAAATACAAGAGCGACCCTTTCACATACAACGCACAGTATCTGCAAGTGCCGCTTGACGACATCGGGAAGATGTTCAAGAAGGACCAACTGATATTTACCAATACTCGCCCCCCGATGCAACAATTACGACTTGTCATAGCCGTGGATGCAGCCGGTGGAAAGAACGATATCGGAAACGACTTCAATGCCATAGCCGTATGCGCGAGGGAGATAAACGGCCCGAACTACTACGTCCTCGACGTGTACAACTTCCGCGCCGATATCACCATGCTCGTGCAGAAAATCAAGGAAGTGAGAAAGCGCTGGGGAAGCAATACCCCGGTACTTATTGAATCGAAGTCGAACGGCATGGCCGCTATACAGCTCCTGAGAAGGGAGATGAGCGGAATCCTCGAAATCTCACCGTGCAAGGACAAGGTGGAGAGGGCTCTTGTCATCAAGTACCTGTTCGACGCGAAGAACGTGACGTTCAGTACGCGTGGACTGATATGGGGAGACATACTCACGCAGTTCACGCAGTTCCCGCATACTGCACACGATGATATCGTCGATGCAGTCGTCCACGGAATTACTTGGCTCATGAAGTTGCCGACATTCAAACAAAATTCTACCATTAAGGATGCCGACTTCGGCAGACCTAACTACGGGAGACCGACCTATGCGCGTAATGGATATAGTAACTAGAGCAGTGAAGAACGCGGGGATTGTCTCAAGCTTCAACCCGGAAGAAGTGCCCGAGGATATCCAGGCCCGTGCTGCTGACGTGCTGCGTAACGAGCTGATTCCGCAAATCAACTGCGACCGCTCGCTCGATATCACGGAAATCGTGTATCCGGCATCTCCAAAGAACTGCATCCTCGACTTGAAGACACCACCGCTGGATTACGAATACGCTATTCTCGGCGTGGTGCCGTACAGCTATCGCCAATTTGTAGAAAAATCGGTCATCACGGCTCACGGAGTCACGATATACTGGTACAAGAACGTGGTGGAATGGCTGTATGAAAACGGGTACATGCAGGACCCGACACCATCAACGGACAACCGTACCGACAAGTGGCCGTGCGACCAGTTCGGGACACAGAGGACGGCCTATGTGTGGACTGCCGACTATAAGCTGGTGAATGTGAGTAAGCCTATCGCGGCCAACGGTGACATCGACAACGAACTTCTCGACCAGAGATACAATCTTCCGTTTGCACCGATGCACGTGGAAGAAGTCTATCGCGCGACCGACGGCATGCCACTCCAGTATGTGCACGCCGGTGAATTTGTCTCAAGTGAATTTAGATATTCCACATTGGTCTACATGACGGAAGACTATGCGGATAGGCTCCGCATCAGGTTCACGCCTAATCTCGGCGGGGCCAAGGTTCTGGTGATATTGCCTGTCCCCATCAAGTGCGTGAACTCGTATGAGGAGCCGAACCCTTGGGAAGGAGCAATCATCGCTCCGGAAAAGTTCCGTGGATACCTAATCGCGAAGCTCGCGTTCAGGATGGCTATCGAATACGGTGTCAGCACCGCCGAGCAGATGAAAGTGCTGGAAAACACCGCATACCAGGCACTCCTGAAGAACCCGTCGAAGCACGAGCACGCGCAGGACGTGAGCAGGAAGATATCCAACTATCTCGAACGCGGTCGCGTCTACGGGATGAACGGAAACGGATACGGCGGAGGCTTCCATGGATAAGTTTCAGGGCATAACCCAATACCACGATGGCATGGTTGTCACTGACTACGTGAACATGATTCCGATGGGTAGTCTGTGCGTTGACCGTGTGGGTGAAGTGGCTCTCGACGACCCGAGTTTCGTGCCGGGTAACTGTCGCGGGAGCTTCATCGACTCGCACGGTAACGTGTATGTAGTAATCGACAACCAGCTTCACCGATATTCGTTCAATGAAGACGGGACAATCAAACTGCACAGCAATTTCTTTACGTTGTTCAACAGTGCAGGAATGATTACTTTCTGCGAGAGTTCCATAAAGCCGAGCACGGTATATTTGTGCGACGGTGAGTTCATCTATTGCTGGATGCCGGAATCACTTGGTCCTAGTCGACCAGCGTTCAGAGTGAGGATGCTGTGGCTTCCTGGCGTTACTCCGATTAGCGAACCGCACAACGGGACTGTGAGCTTCTACGATTACGTGACAATGCGCGACAGGACTAAGCTCACCGGAACTTGGAGCAAGTGTTCCGCCATCTGCTGGTTCGACAACAGACTCGTAATGACTTGCAAGGACGAGAATACCTGCTATCTCACCTGCACAGACCCTGACCGTTTCATCAGGGAACCAAGTAACGACCCTTGGGACGACACTACCGGAGCTGACTTGTGGCATAACAAGTATCCGTCGAACAATGGCGCCGACGCGCTGAACCAGGTAGTAGCGTACCGTGGGCAACTGTATTTCTTCAACGCATACTCCATCGAAGTGTGGGGACGTACCGGTGACGAAGACGCTCCTATACAAAGCAATACGACTTCAGTTATACATCACGGTGGCAGGAATCCGGTCATAATCAACGACCAGATATTCTTCATCTCCAGGGACAAGATAGGCGGTGAACACGTCGCCACCTTGACACAACAGGGACTGGAGATTATCAGTAATACCGAAATCGACAAGCGGATGGGAACTCCGATAGACTTACGTCCGATTACACAACGGCACGAGCCAAACGTGGCAGTACGTACAAACGAACGCGATTACTTTGTCTATGGTTTCGGTCACTGGTGGCGATGGAAGACTCCCAACAGTGAGACCGAAAGCGTACTCGAAAGTATTCTTGAGAATTTGTCTGTAACTACTACGGGTCGGCTGATTCGGTTTGATGAAAACTCCAGGAACTCCGTGAACGGCAAGCGAATCGAACGGTATATACGCGACGGCTTCGAGCAGTTCCCGAAGCGTGTAATCTTCCGTAGGTTCATGGTAACAATGGACACCGGCAGAAATTCGGAAATTGTAGAAGAAGACGACAAGGGTATCTATCTGGCTTTGTCTACAAACAACGGACTATCTTTCGCCCAGCGCCATTACCGGAAGCTGGGTCGTGCCGGTTTCAATAACAAAGTAATGGAATGGCGTAATCTCGGTAGCGGAAACTCCATATTGATTGAGCTCGGAACATCATCACCATACAAATTACAGCTCTATGACATTGCAGTCGAGGCTCAATAAATTTAATTTATACGTCATATAGACCGCCTTTAATTTAGGGTGGTCTTTTTATATAGATACAAATTTTGACGGTCTAATTGAGGCTTTTGTGTTTACTATATAGAGCCTAATCAAACCATAAAGGGCTAAAATGAATATAACATTTTTCGATATAGAAACTTATGCGGAGTTCTTCTGCTTCTGTGCAATCTGCTACGATTTCGACACGGAAAAAGAACTCTGGCGAAAGAGCACTATCGCATCACCGAGTGGGGTAGTGGACGGGACGAATGTCGCTGACATCGTGGACGCTTTCGAGAAGTCGGACTACATTGTCTCCTACAATGGGAGTCGCTTCGACTTGCCCATCCTTGCGAAGATTAAACACGATGTTGCAAAGATGGGACAGACTCATCAGCAGTATATCCACGCTGACGGTGAACAGATTATCGGGTACGACGATAACAACCATGCACTGCCGGTAATCCGTCACAATGTTAAGGAGTGGTCGCAGAAACATTTCGATATGTTGAACAACTGCTTGCTCGGCAAATCATTGAAACAGTGGGAAATGTATTGCAACCTTCCCATCAGGGAACTCCCGTATAGTCCCTATGCTAAACTCACTCCCGAAATGAAGCAGGAAATTCTTGAATACTGCTTCCATGACTGTTGGGCATTGGGCCAGGTGTTCTGGCGATTTGGCTCCGGCAAGAAGAAGTCAAAATATTACACACTCCCGTCACGAATTGAAGTGATGAAGATGTGGCCCGAAAACTTGGTTATGAAATTTGACCGAACCACGCAGGCACTTTCCGCAGGCATCATCTACCAGACCAACACTCCAATCGCACCGCGCACGATGGACCCGCTGGAGTTGTTCAAGTTGGACGAATTCGATGTGCCCGATGAAGTCAAGAACATCTTCCGACTCCTTGGCAGGTCTTCTCCGGTGACGGCAAAGGGTAAGAAGGAACTCGCAGACAAGTGCAACTATCGTGGCATCCAGTTTGGTAAGGGTGGCTGTCACTACATCAAGAAGGGTCATCACAAGAACATTTACTGCTTTGATGTGCAGTCCGAATATCCACGTGTTATCAGGCATTGGAGTCTGCTTAAGACCCCGCAAGCCTTGGAGAACTGGTCCAACACTATGCAAGCCCGCTTCGCTATGAAGAACAAGAAGGGCACTCCCGAATATCACGCAGACATCGACGCTGCCCTGAAGGTGGTTCTCAACTCCCTGTCCGGTGGGTTCAGAATCCGTGGCGGTGGTTCTGTCGCCTTCGACCCAGCAGCCGGAGAAGCGATGTGCTTCATCGGTCAGCTCGTCGTGACCGAACTCGCCCTTGCCTGTCCGAACTGGGATGATGTTATCGAAATCAACACTGACTCCGTGTTCGTGGTCGGAGAGGAAAACGCAAAGGCTCTCCGCAAGAAGTGTGACCAGATGCTTGAAAAATACGATATGCTCTTTGAAGAAGAGTTCATGGAACAGGCGTACTTCCGTGATGTGAACAACTACGGAATCTTCAATGCAGACGGCAAACTGCTTGATGGCCGTGGCCTTGACTACTCTGACGCAATCAACAAGAACCACGAGAAGGCCGTTGTCTATGAACTGTTCCGTAATCTTCTCCTTCCGAAACTTGATTTGGATTGGAGCAGGTACGAATGGACCGACTTCATCTACAAGTATCACAAGTCTGCCGCGAGCAAGTACGCTACTATCAACGGCGAACCGATGACCCACAAAAACTATTACTTTATGTGGACTACTACGAAGTGCCCGAACTCTTCTGTAATCCGGTTCAGTAATGACCTGATGGACTCCCGCAACGGAAGCATCAAGCCGAGGTATGGCGTTTATGCGTTCAGTGTTGAGGAACTTGAACAATACAAGGAATACATTGACTACTCCCAGTATCAGCGCGACCTTGATGAAAACTTCTATCTGTGGGGCCGTTATGACCTCATCCATACTTTCGTCGGCAACGCAAAAGAACGCAAGGTGAAGGGTATCAAGATTAAGTCTCTGGCAGACGCGCTTCTCCAGTTGTATCCTTGGAGCGAACCGGTGACGGAGGCTCCCAATGACAATCTGTGATAGATGCGGAAGAGGCGGCAATGTGCACATCTACTGCTTCGGGCAAGTAGCGACGAATTTTCCGGGACTCATCAGTCGCGAACTCTGTTCTGATTGCGCACAGGCTTTCGCCAAACTCTTTGAAGCGTTCACCATCACTCCAGACGAGCCGAACCACTACGGAACGCAGGAGTGGCAAGAGAAACTCAAATCCTACGAAGCCGAATGTAGGGAGAGAGGTAAACAATAAGAGAGGAATGTAAAACTTGTGGCAGATGTGCTGCCATTTCCGAAACGCAAGTATTCTGCCGAGTCCACGGTTGGCTTAACAGCTCAATCAAGATTCCTGAACACTGCGAACACCGTCAACCCATTGAGGAGATTAAGAATGAAACTTGGTATCAAACTTCCAGTCGTCTATCACGCAATCGAACACAAGGACGACAACTTCCCTTACTACATTTTGGCTGCCGGTGAACACGCCGGAGTCCGGTTCTATGTGTGCAACAGCAACGGTATGTACCCCACTGCCTACCTTCGTGTCCCCAAGGGCAAGTACCTCTGGGGTCAGCCCTATGATTATGCCGGAGATTTCCTGCTGGTTCACGGCGGAATTACTTACGGTTCGGATCAGCTGGTAGGGGTCGAGAATGACGATGACTCCTGGTTCTTCGGATGGGACTACGGTCACGAAGGTGATTTCGCCGGATACTATCTGCGCGACCCGGCTGACTATCTGGCTACGCACTCGAAGAAGTGGACTATTGACGAAATCGTCAAGGAGTGTTGCAACGCTTGTGAAGCCCTCGCCGAACTGTGGAGGGTGAACGGATGAAGATTCTGCGATACTATTGGTCTCCGGAACGCCAGACACACATCTGTGATATGGTGCTGACCGTCACGAGAGAGACGAAGACAATGCTCGTCGGAGTTGACAGACGCAATCCGAGATACGAACACAGGTTCCACAAACCTGCTAATCCGCAGACCGGTATGCACATTCGACTGGTGGGCAAGCGTGAAAGGTTCTCCCAATATCACTACGAAATTTGTCTGGAGGGTGGGGCAATATGACAATGTGTGACAGTTGTATGGTCCCGAAGCCCAGACGACTGGTGAAAGTGAAGGACCTGCTGTACGGCAAATCGTTCACAGAGTATCACCTGTGCGAAAACTGCTTCAGGAAACGCTTTAAGGAACTCGACCAAAATAAGGCGAAGATGGGAGGGCTGAAATGAAATCTCCAAAACTAATCTTCTGTGAAGAAACTTCAAAGGAGCGAAATTCCATAAATGAGTCCGAAAATCTTCCCCACAATTCTGATGATTCTTGATTTCTGTGCGGCAGTGCCGTATGCCGTGCAGGGCGATGTGAAACACACCGTCTATTGGATAGCGGCTGGAGTATTAACCTTATCTGTCACTTGGTTATAGGAGACCAAATGAAAAACTCTATCTGCAATAAGTGCTCGTCTCGTGGCTACTGCAAGAACCGCGAGGATGGTATGATGGCTTGCAACAACTTCAACAAATTCCCCAAGGCGACTGGCTCCTATGAAGAATACTGCAAAGCAAAGCACACCGAAAAATAACCTGACTGCGACAGGTGAATACTACGACGGCAAGATTGAAACGATTGACTACTTGGAGTCCATGATGGACGCACTCGTTCGTAACGGAGTCCCTGCCAGTCGTGCCTACGATGTCGTAGCGGCCTTGAAGTATCTCTCTTCGAGGCTCGGTTCCAAGTCGGAAACTCCGATTGAACTTGACTTGATGAAAGCAGAGAATTACATCCATCGCGCCCGTACCGGAAAGTGGCTTGACAAGGAGTTTCTCGACCCCTTCGGAGGTTAAGATGCGACTTCAGAAAGTTCTCAACATTCTCGGCCAGATGCCGAAGAAATCCCAAAAGGTCGTGCTGTCTGTCGTGGACTTTGACCGCTATTCTCCGTCCGAGAATTACAAGAAAATTATCGAGGCGATGATTACCGTGGCAAAGTCCGCAACCCAGCGTGAACTGCTGGAGGTCTATCGGGATATGCAACCGAGTGACGAAGAAGTGCTTGAAGCATTTCACGGCAAGGGCAACGATTCGCTCACTCCGCTGTATTTCAACGAGGACCAGATTGACTTCATCCAGAACTGCGTGTACCGCAACCGTGATGGAGACTTCCGTCTGATTCCACATTTGAAGAATTGTAGCGCGGAGGCTATGCCGCTTGAAGGGCTCAAAGCCGACGACGACATTATCTCCGCTCGCCTGCAACTCACGCGAATTGCACCGAACGGGAGCAGTGAGGAGTTCGACGGGTTGAAGGAACTTCGCAAACAGCCCTACGAGGGGCCGTATGATGGAGTGTTCCTGAAACTCGCTCCGAATCTTCGCCGCATCAACATCATCTCCAGTTTTGCAGCGGAGGACCCACACGGATTCTTCATTCGTGACGGGCAGATGTACCGCAATGTGTGCTCCCAGATGACTAGGGTGAACGAAAAGTATGTCACCGAACAAGGATTCCGCAGGGCTATGTTCCTGATGTTCCTCGTCAGCGGTGGTCGGGCAAAGGACTGGGTTGCCCTCTACAACCTCATTCACTTTATGGTAAGAGTCCCGAACTCGGCAACCGGCTATGTGCTCTACCTCAACGACTTCGATGCTGGCGGCAACGGCAAATCGAAATTCATCGGACTCCTCAACCAGATGTTCGGCGACTCCTTTACCGCGTTCTCCACACAGCAGTTGCGGTTCACGATTTCACTGCTTGGCAAGCGCCTCGTTTCCATCAGTGAATACGAGGACAGCAACAGCGCAAAGGAACTCCAGTCGCTCATCAAGTCGATGACCGGTCGTGACCGTTTCCAGTACGAAGGTAAGGGTATGGACCCAATCGTGGCTGAAACCTACCAGAACTTCGTCATCAGTTCCAACAAGTACCTGTACTTCGAGGACAGTGGTATCAAGCGCAGGATGCAGAACTTTCACTGCTCCAACTTGCTCCACATTATGATGACTCGGTACACCCACGACCAGGACTACCTCAATCCGCTGTTCGGAAACATCTACAACGGCGAATCGCTGCTGGTGAAACAGGAGATGGCGCATTCCCTTCTGGACTTCATTATGAAGGACGACAGGAGTTATTCCATTCCGCTTCGCCCGCAGAGCGTAGTCCTCGGCAGTCTCAAGAATCCGGTTCTGCGTGCATTGTTCTCTCCCAAACTGAACTATAAAGGTTTTTGTATGGAAGTGGATGACGGCACGAGAATTGATTTGTACAGACTTGCACCGGAGGCTAAACCGGAGCAGTTGAACTATGCCAGCACTACGATACAGTCTTGGTTTGACGATATCCGTTTCGTGTCTGGCAGAGGTGACAACTCTCTTACGACCAAACTCCCCCTTGAAGTAATCCAGAAAAGGTTTGAACAAAGGCTTTCAGAACTGGATGCCCGTTCGACTGACCTGCGCAGCCGCGACTCCGTGAAGTTGGAAAAATGCGAGTGTTGCGGTCTACGGAGCGATGAACTGTTTACTGAATATGTGTTGCCGATGTGCGTAAAGTACGACATTCCGGTGCACGATTCAGAACAGTTTATAGAGGTCGGTAATGAACCATAGCTACGGACTTCCCTACAAGGGTTCCAAAAACACAATCGCCGAACGCATCGTCCAGTGCTTGCCCTCCGGTGGCAAGTTTCTGGATGCTTGTTGCGGAGGCGGTGCTATCTCTCACGCGGCGTATCTGTCAGGCAGGTACGCTTCTGTCACTGGCTGCGACATCAACAAATCCATCATCACCCTCTTGACCGCAGTGATGGTGAAGGGCGGACTTATCGACTACGAGAACTACCCGCTTATTACCTATGAAGATTTTTACAAAGCGAAAGAACGCTGGGACGACGGCAACTTGAACGATGCAGTAATCCGCTATGTAGCATCTTTCGGCTTCAACGGTCAAGATTACCTCTGGGGCAAGGAGAGACTTGCGTACAAGTACCTCACGCAAAACATCGTCTCCTTGCCAACCAAATTCCAACGACGCGAAGCGCTCCGCGATTTCATGAATGTCCTGAACGCTACTAAAATTCCATACGATTCCAACGAGTTCAAGAATCTGGCTCACATCGAACAGGTCCAGAATCTCCAGCGAATCAAGATGGTCGAGGAAGAGATGGAACGCGCACGGGACGCCATCGGGACGGTTCTGGAGTTCAAGGTTTCAAGTATGTTCGACATTCACTTCGAGGAGTACGATGTCATCTACTTCGACCCGCCGTACCAGTCCGCGCAGCATCGCTACAACCATATCGACTTTTCGCATATTATGTTCAAGGCCCTGCTCACCGCACTCCGGGAAGCGGGGAAGGGTGTGTTCGTTTCCGAATACGACAATCCTGACCCTGAACACTTCATCGAAGTCGCCAACTTCAAGAAGCAATCCACTCAAGCAGCAACGGTGAACAAGGTTGTCATCGAACGCCTGTTCTTTGGAGGAACCGCTAATGATTACAGAAAACTTACTAACAGGGGCATTTCACAGCCCGCTGACCTCGGACAAGACGACAGCGAAGACGCAGTATGTGACGATTCTTCGGACGGAGTACGACCGGCTGCTGGAGGAGAACAGTGCCCTGAAACAGATGCTAGAATTAACTCATCAAACCTAGGCATAAACAATGGTTAAAAATCTTGCAGACGAATGCCCGTCTTTATCTGATGGACGGAGCACTGAAAGATTGCGGGTTTATGTCTGACTGTCCCTAGCCAGTGCTCCCGTTTCCAAAAATATATAGCACACCTACTATATTTTTACTTCTTAGAATTTTTTTTTTAAAAAAAATTTCCTGCGTGGTAAATATAGGGGTGGTGCTATATATTTTTTATTTTGGAAGTACTGCTAGTCAGTCTACAAAAGAAGTAGACTATCCATCTTTCGTCTCCTTTCCTTCCATATTTCCGCGCATCCAAGACACATCCACCCGTATATTCGTGAGACATTCCTTGAATGAAGCATTTTCCTTTTCAAGAATCTTCACCTTGGTCTGGAGTTCCTTAATCTTGGATATCACCCAGAATAGGCACAGTGCTGCCGGAGTACCGAGCATCTGTCCTACCGTGGTATATACACTTCCGACATCAACGCCTTCCATTGTCGTTTCTCCGCTTCAGAAGTTTTGGCAGTAGTTCGGTACAAAGGTACTGAATCAAGGTGCTGATTACTATACCTTTTATTTCATTATGAAATCTGGACATGTTCTAACTGGGCCTCGATTGCGCAGATGGGTTATACATTGCCATAGTCGGCAACACTTATCGGTTGCGTTACGATGTTATATTGATTTATATGTCATAAACGCAGTGGAATCATCAATATACACACTTCGGATTAAGTGGTTCAACGTTCCGTTTTCATACCAAAGCTCAGTTGATGAAAACATAATAGCCCAATTGCTATCAGAGATGTAACGTGTGTACGATATACTGAAGTTTCTTCTAGTGCCTTGCCCGTCAGCATTACCTGTTCTTAGGCAAAATACAGCAAGAGGTGGGTTTAAATAATAGTTCTTTACAAAATCGAGAAGCTTGGTTCGTTCGTTGGCACTAAGGACTACTGTAGAATTGTTAGTTTCGAAGTTAGTGCTAATATATCCTTTGAAATACTGTGCACACGCTTCCAAGGAGCCATCCGGCTTAGCATACACAGGTCTGGCTGGGGAACCGACACCGCCAGGTGAAGAAAATGCGACATTGCCAACTGTTGTAGGTGTCACGGAAGTGTAACTTACTGAAGCTTCGATATCGGGGTTGTCGTACATTTCCAACCAGTCAGGCACACTCTTGCCGTATTCCATACTATATTCCGACGCACTTCTGAGCACCGTCAATATACCTGTGTAATAGCCAGTAGCGGGGCTATACGCATACAGATACGCATTGTTGTCCGAATCCTTGTAAAGCTGAAACTCGAAAGATTCACTTTGCTTATCGAATGAGAATATTTTCCATCGAACATTCGTAGGAGTGCTTGTTCTGCAAGTTATACAAATGCTATAACTACACCTGATTGAGTTAGCCATACCGCTGTAGCAATCCAGCCATAGAACCCTGTCTGTGTTCGATGCAGTATTTATTTTCAATATCTTTTTATATCCGATTACTGAATTCAGCACGGTACTCACAGATGGCAGGTTTACCGCACGTCCAGTTATCATATCGGACATCTGTTCAGTCTCCCAAAATTCCCTACCGCTAGCATCCACCTGCTTCGTGAGAACCTTGGTGCTGGAAGTCGGAGCAGGTACATTCGTTCCCTGGTCAATGACTTCTGCTGTCGGGTCCGCTTTCATGTATGTGTCAGTACCGCTTACGGTAGTTCCTACACTGTCAGGAGGGATACTACCGAAGAACTCCCAATCCTTCTTTACGTTTTCGACTTCTATTGCGATTGATTTTGCGACAGGGTGGTACGAATCAATCTTCAGATTGACAAAGTAGACTCCATCGAGGTTTGACAAGTAGATGTATGGAACAGATACACCAGCTTCAAAATCTGCACTGTCCGCTATAGCAGAGAATTTCAATTTAAAAGTGTTATTGACACGCTCTACCTTGCCGATAGCGACCCATCCTTCACTGCTATATAACTTGAAGACAAGCCTCGTATCGGACGGATTGCCAATTAGTTTAGCAATTGCCATATCGCTGGACGTGTCATCCGAAGGCGCGTAAGTAAACGGAACCTGATTCCCGGACTGGACGATGTACGAATCTGTCTTGAGAACTCCGGTGGTAGGTAAAGCAGCTGCTGTCGGTTGTACTGAAGCGCCATTCACTTCGTCCCAATCATAATTTGCCAGAGGTATCTTCCAAGGTGAATGACTGGTTTGAGTCGATGCCCAAGAGTGCTCCAGTATTTCAAAATTTTCACAAACTTCCACGCTAATCCAATTAGTCATGGCCGTGAGTTCTCTGTGCTCGAGATACACTTCGATGTGTCGTCTGGCAGCAGTATCATACGTGACGATGTGCAGTTTTTTTAGGTCATTGTCAATGAGTGTATTGTAGCAGTTACCAAACGTAACAAATGCTTTTTGGCCATTCAGTTCATAACCGATGCATGCGTCTATTTCACGCAGTCTGTGTCTGATGGACGTGCCGATGAACTGAATCTTGAGACGGGCAAAAATCGCACCTCTAGTTCTACTGCCATCGAAGGTTTTGTCAAACTCGAGAATTTTTGTGAACGTATTGGCATTGGTTGTACCATAAGGTATAGATATCGCAAATGTACGCTTCTCGACGAAACCGTTTACGGCATTTCCTCCGAGGTACTTACCGGACTGGTTGATTGTCGGGTCGATGTACGAGGTCTTGTTGCTCTTGAGCTCGAACAGCGAAGTGTCGAAAGCGTCACTGATAGCGATATTGTGCGGACTGTCCGGCGCTATGACGGCAATCCTCGCTTTCGTATCTTCGATGCAGATAAACCTGATGCCGGTATCGGGACTCCTGCTTAGGTAAAGCCACTGGTGCTGCACGTTGTCCGATGACATCGAACGCAAGGCCACCGGGGTCCAGCCGACCAAATCTGCGTTCAGCCTGTCGAACTCCCCGTCTGTCAGTACCAGGTCGTCCTCACGGAAAAGGAATATCTCCTGATTGTTGATTTCGACATTGAAGTCGTTACCGTTCGCACCGGCTTTTCCGACTTCGTAATGGCCTACTTCGGTAGGGTTACTACCATGGGAATAGTTCTTGAAGAACTTCAGACAGGACATGTAGAGGTCCTGACCGACGAGCGGGTCGAACACCACGTTGTCGATAGTACCGTCGTCACGCTTGATTCGGAACCGGAGTTGCTTGATGTCTTCCCTGGACAGTTGCTGACCGGGGACCTGGTTGCTTCCGTAGAATACTCTTTCGACCTGGCTTGCCATAGGGACCTCTCTAAAAATTTGCCGGACTTTATGACGACACTCCGGCTATGCCGAAAACTGGGCACACCTACTCAAGGTCGTACCCAGTGAACCACCGCTAGGGTGAAGTTCTAGTTAGACTTCGGGGATGTAGATACCGGCTGCGGACACGCCCTGGTACATGCCGAATCCCATCAGGCCGTCCACGCGGAACAGTCCGAGGCTGGTGTACGGGTCCATCCAGTAGGTTCCACGCCAAGGGATGATACCCTTGTCCTTGAAGTCCGTCGGGATAGTGAAGGAATCGACGTTTCCGCCCATCTTCTCGATGCCCTTGACAGCGATGAGGAAGTCGCTTTCGTGGTACATCACCATCGGGGCGAGGTACGTGAAGCCCGGAGTGAGCACGTTCGAAGTGGTGAACACGAGGTAGCCGTCGTTCACCGGGTCCTGCGTCGGGTCCGGAGTACGGTTCCAGTCCTGCTGGGTGTACCAGTCGTAGTCCGGCTGGATGAAGCCGTGGCGGTCCATACCCTTCGTACCGCCGGCGACGTATTCTTCATACGCGACGGAGTGTGCGTTCTTGCGCGGACCGGCGAGGAACAGCGGCTGTGCGAGTTCCCAGTGGCCGTTCGGGGTCTGGTTCGGGTCGGGAATCCAGCCGTAGCCAGGTACATTTGCCCAGTAATCGACTACCCACTTGAGGTAGACGGCCTTCTGGATGCCGGTCGGCTTGCCGAGCGCATCGACACATTCGAGCTTGTGCTTGGTGCCGTCGGCTGCCGCCTTGTTGTCGGTCAGGTACAGCGGCATCGGGAAGATTTCGCCTTCTTCCGTACCGGCACCGATACCGGCAATCGCGACGTTCACCTTGCCGTCGAGACCGACGGAGATGGAAGTCAGCGTAGCGGCAACGTCAATGGCGTCGATTCGGAGGGTATCGACACCCTTGGTGAAGCGGACGCCCATGTAGTCGCCAAGTTCGTTCTGGTAGAGGTCGTTGCCTACCTTCGGGTTTGCACCGAAGTTGGCATGGAGGGTAGGTACCACTTCGTTCCAGGTCTGCGGATGGGCGAGACCGAAAATCTTGCCGCCAAGCTTGGAAGTCTGCGTATGGGCTTCGGCGCGGAAGCTCGTCTTGCGGATGGCACGGTCGAGGGCATCACCGTTAAGACCGGTCGGATTGAAAGCGTACGGCTGGCAAGTACCGACGATACCGCGGTATGCCTTCTTGTTCACTTCGTCCTGGAGGTTGGCGACACGCTTCTTCATCACGTCCGGCTTCTCGATGGCGAGGGTGAGTTCGCCTTCGGAAGCTTCGGCAGCGATACCGATAGGGGTCACGCGAACAGGCACTGCACCGCGCTTGACACCCATGGCGCCACGGAGACCTGCGAGGTCGAGGGTATTCTGGAATACCTTGCCGCTGTCGGTGATAGTCACGGAGACGGTATCGCCGGACATGTTGGCAGCGCCAAGTTTGCTTTCGATGGTACGGTTTCCCTTGGAGAGGATGTCCGCACCCACGTTGAATTCGACGGCGAGGTTCGCCATCAGCTGTTGGTTTACAATCTGTCCCATAGTTCAGTCCGATTGATAGAGGTTAATACTTGATTCCACGCTTGTTCATCGCATCCTGGAGCATCAATGCGAAATTGTTGCTGGGAGGCATCGTGGAAGTGTTCCTGCCGCTACCGGGGACGGGTGCCTGCGGAGTCTGCGGTGCAGGTTGCCCAAGGTTCTGGGACTGCGTACGCTGGCTTGCAGGAGGCATCGCCTGTTGCGGTTCGGTTCTCCGTTCGGCCTGCTGTCTACCCATCGCTTCGAGCTGTCCGTAGAAGTGCGTCAATACGGCACCCTTCTCGTACTCGTTCATACCCAGCCATTCCTGACGGCGTACCGGGTCTTCCGCGATTCGGTCCATCCAGGCCTTGAGCAGCAGCTTTCCGTAAGGTCTTCCAATCATCGAGTTCAGGGTCGGTTCGTTCCTGATGATATAGTCGGCGTACTTGTCGGCCATACCCATGAACTGCTCGGCTTCGCCAGGCTGGTCGAAAATCCGGTAACAATCCTCTTCCCATGCCTGCTGGCGTTCCTCGGCTTGCTGTTGCAGGATTTCCTCGATACGTTCACGCTTCATCTCGGCGAGCACGTGCGAGTTCTGGTCTTCCTTCTTCAGCAACTCGTCCCTTTCCTGCTGGAGCTTCAGGAGCTTTTCCTTCTGCCTCTGCTCTTTCGCACGCTTCTGTTCCAGCCGTCGTGCAGCGAAATACTGGTTATGCTGCCTGCGACGCTCGTCGGCATCCTTGTCATCGGGAGTACCGGCGGTATCCTTTACATCCTTGGAACCTGCGTTCCCGCCATCCCGGCCGGAGCCGTTACTTGAATCACCATCGCCGACTGCGGGTCCGTCGGTCTTGGGCGGTTGGGCACCATCACCCGGAGAACTGGGCGAAGGATTCCCCTCTGCAACGCTACCGGAGTCTGCGCTACTCGCGGTAGTATCAGGACTGACGCTGGTTTGGGGTTCTCGAATCTGGGTGGCCGCGTCGAGTGCCTGTCCCATCTCGGTAAAAGAGATATCAGCCATAGTGACTGCTCCTAGTAAGCCCTGCACCTGTATCGGCACGAAGGGGTGTTTGGGTGGTGGTTCACTGGGAAATATAATAAAAATCTGGGCGAAGCGAACACTTTATATGCAAAAAATCTATACCACCCCAGTAAGAAAGTCTGCCTAACCCTTTTCCACTCCCAATCCTTTCAGACCCCTCCCCTCCCGGCCTCCAGATGTCCACTCCAGATTCACAGATTTTTCACCAGATGTTCACTGGAGACGACTTATCCACAAGATATCAACATAATGTCCACAGAACTGTTGATAAGCTGTTAACAGCTGCTGAACAGTGGGTCAATATACAGTGAATATACTGCCGATGTTGATATACAGTGGATAATATGTTTACTGAAGATAAAAAAAGTAAGCTTACAGTATTATTGTGTCAATTGCTTACAGTATTATTGTGTCAATTGCTTACATTATTATTACGTCAATTGGTTACATTATTATTACGATATATGATTCCAATATTTTACAAATTATAATATTATTACTTATGCTGTGACATATTTTGTCAATTATGTTATATATGTATAATGTCATAATATGACATATATCATATATCATATTATAAATAATGTTATATGTAAATAATGTTATATATATAATCAATGTTATATGTAAATTTACCCACAAATTAAATTTTAATTTATCTATATTTTATTAGTTTATATGAATTGTAGATAAATTAAAATTTTATGTATAAACTATAATGATAATTTATACATAATACTCAAATTAGTTTATATGAAATACAATTTAGTTTATACAAAATCACATATTTTCATGTTGTTAGTATAAAATTGTTATTTTGTCAAGATATAAATTTTGTAAAATTTAATAAATATTTAGATATACCAAAATTGTGTTTATATTGTTTAAATGTTGTTTATAATTTGTGAATTTTGATTTTAAGGGTGTTTTGAGGGATTTTTCTGTTTATGTATGTATTTATCTACGCTTTAAACAAAACTAGCTAGAAAGTGCCTTAAAACGCAAATAAAGCCATATTCAAAATTTACGGATGAACCAAACATATTTTTATTTGTAAACTTTATTTTACTATATTTTTCCGTTTACCTATTGACTAAACACGAAAAAGTTTATATATTTGTTTTTGTCAAGGGGTGAGAGCCTCACGACAAAATGACCGAACGAAAAAGCCCTAAAGTTTAGGGTAAAAAACCAAAAACTAACATATTATAGTATAGTCCATATTTGGCAACTAACTCAAACAAAGTCGTACTCACGTACGCAAGGAGACCAATATGGAAAATGCACAGAACACCGTAATCACCTCTGCTGACGAAGAAGTCAAGGTTACAACCTTGGCCGATTTGGACGGGTGGACTGAAAGGGTCGAGTCGCTCAACGCGTTCATCTCCGAAATGGGTAAAAAGGAAGTACGTTCCTTTATCCGTGAGGGTGTGAGCAAGTCGGGCAAGGCACAAGCTCTCGCAGTACTCCTGCATTGCAGTAGCGGTTATGTGGGCGACAAGTTCAGGGACAAGTCCGAGGACGAATCCGTGGAAGTGTTGAAGACGATGATTGCACCCGCTCTGACGCCCGAGCAGATTAAGGCCCGTTCGCTGGCAACAGCTAAGGCTACAATCGAAACGCTCAAGGCACAGAATGTGGCCGTGGAAACTATCCGTCTCTGTGTCGGTGCCATGCCCGAGGGCAAGAACGCTCTCAAGGAGCTCGGTATCTGATACAGCTGTGTGCAACTATATACCCGTGTGGCGTATAGTTGCCAAATATGGACTATATCACTTCTCAAGGAGACACATATGCGACATTACTACCCATACGCACACAGACATATCTTGGTGTTCGCCAACATCGACGAACTGACCCGTTATCTACAGCTTTTGCGTATATAGCCAACAATGCGCCCGCTGGTGAACGCCAGACCGGTGCTCAACCATTTCTCAAGGAGACATCAATGCAACAAGTGAAGCACTTCGCAGCAGTGCGCTGCACCTTCAGCGGGGGCGAGACCGCCGTATTATTCCCGAGCAAACAGAACACGTCTGCGTTCGGAACTCTGGTGGACGAGTATGACAACCCAATCGGGGCTGTGCTCGTCATCTTCCCCGAAGCGGCCAGCGGCCAGCGGTTCTCTGGCGAGTGTGAGATAGCTAGGTTTGGAGCCAGCGATTCAGTAGAGTATAACAGTATCACCGGCAGTCGTCCGGTAGAGGTGCAAGCCCGCATCGCAGCGTTCGTGATTCCCAGCGCCCTCGTGAAGAGCGTGGGCGGTGCATGGAAGTTCGGCGGTAAGGTCTTCAGCGAGGTTCCGCAGTACAGATATGAGTATTGACTTCAGAGAAGTGGTCATAAAGATAAAGGCGAGTGCCAAGTGCTCCACCGATGAGGCGTGGAGTGGCTTGGCGCAAGCCTTTTTATCGCTGGACAGAAACCGAACGGAGCGGGAACAATACTGGTTCCTAATCCACTACGGGGCGATTCAAGTCCACGCTGAAGTGGCCAAAAAATATCTTCCGGTCGGGGAGTATCAAGCAGAACACGACGAAGCGTTCGATTACTTGATGCTTCCAGATGACGAATGGGAGTTCCTTGACTGGTTTGACGAAGGGCCAGTCAGGGAATACGCCCGACTGATGGGCGAAGGCTTCGTAAAGACCTGTACATTTGACTCCGTGAGAAACTTCTTGCGGAAGAACTTTAAGGAGAATAGCAGCTATGAAAACTGCCGTAACGTCTACAATCGCATCAGAACTTGTGCCGCAAGGCTACGCTAGCTGGTGGGAATATTACAGAACCAGCGAAGCGAAAGTTGCTTCTATCAAGGAGCAGCTTGCCTGCGGTATCTTAATCGCAGTGCTATTCGCAGCTTACTGCTTCATCGGAAATCTGGAGGTGTTGCTATGATTAACCATGCAAGACTTGACAAGATTCAATCGTACGTTGATGATGCACTGTCTCAACTGAACGACCTGCCCTCTGAATACGATGCAGTAGGGTACGTCATAAATGACTGCAAGGGGATAGACTTCGAGCTGTCATGTATTGAAGACGAAGAGGATACGTCCGACTGGACTTCTATGGTACCGGATAACCTGTCTGTTGGTGAGGCAGACTCCCTGCGTGACGCAGTGAATGACTGGAGGGAGAAGAATGGCTACCCCAGAATCTAGGCCGAAGCCAGCCGAAGACATCTTCGCCCGCATCAGCGAGGAACTCGCGAAGGGTACTGTCCCTTGGCACAAGCCATGGGTAGTGCGACCCGAGTGCATTCTGTCATATGACAGTGGCAAACCATATTCTCTCCGCAACCGTATGCTCCTATCTTTTGCAGGGGAGTATGCTACATTCCACCAGATAAAGAAGCTCGGTGGGTCAGTGAACAAGGGTGCGAAGGGTAAGTGGGTGTACTTCTCCAATGAAGTGAAGCGCAAGAAGGAGGACCCCGACGAGAAGGATTCCTTCTACCATTTGCTAAAAGCGTACTGCGTGTTCAACATCTGCGACACCAATCTGGAACCGAAGTGGCCCGAGAAATGGAGTGGTGATAAGGCTCCAGACTGCGACGCTATGCAGGTGGTGCGTGATTACTGCGAACGCACAGGCGTGGTTATCCACGAGGCCGGTGCGTCAGCGTTCTATTCCCCATCATCTGACGAACTGCAAGTGCCGAACATCAACACCTTTGAAAGCGAAGTGAAATTCTATTCCACTCTGTTCCACGAAGTAGCACATTCAACAGGCAAGCGACTCGGCAGACAATACGGAGTAAGTATGGCTGACGACAAATATTGCAAGGAGGAACTGGTTGCTGAAATCACTGCGGCATTATGTCTCGGTCACCTCGGACTCGACACCGAGGACACCATGATTAACAGCGCAGCCTACATCAGTTCATGGCAGAAGAACCTGTCGCGGATGAAGCCGACGGAGTTCGGCGACGCTTGCTATCAGGCACAGCGTGCTTTCAATCTAATCTTCAACATCACAGAAACCAACAACAAGGAGTAATCCAATGGCACAAGAAATCAAGGAAGATAACATTCTTGGAGTCATCGAGAACCGCAAGGATTCCGCAAGACACATCATCGAAACCTCGTGGAACGCTACGAAGAAGCCCGGTCAGAGTGCCGCTGCTCACTTCACCAAGTTCCACATGACGGTGTGGGAGTCTATGAAGAATCCTGTGTGCGCCTTCTCTCTCATTCTCGGCATCATCAGTCAGGTGCTCGCTGACATTCTGACTCCCGAAGAGCGTGAAGAACTACGCAAGGAATCCACTAGCATCGAGGGTCTGAAGAATGGCTAATGCTCTCATCGTCAAGCCGTGTCCCTTCTGCAAGAAGGAATACAACAAACACTTCCAAACGAAGATGGAGGAACTCTACAATGCTAACCCAGATAGAACTTGACGCCCTCCACGCACAGATGGAGGCTCATCATCAACTCGTCGAGCAGCTCCCGAAGATTACTGCTCAACTCAACTGCATCGTAGGCTCGCTCGAGGTAATGGGTTCATGTGATGAGAAGTGGCAGCCGAAGGAAGACACCACCTACTGTATGTCGTTTGAGGAGTGGGCTAGCCGCCTCGACTTCTCTGACCGCAGACGATTGATGAACTTCCTCTGGAACGACGAGGGCTGGCACGCCACCTGTCTCCGCGAGGAAGAGGCTCCTTGGAACGACCCGAACAAGGAGTGCCCACCCGAGCCACCGCAGCCTATGTGCTGTGACGACGAAGACCTGCCGTTCTAGGAGATGACTATGTGCAGTGGTTTCGTAGCGGCAGTGTTCCTGCTCATATTCATACTGTCGAGAATCTAGTCGGTCTGCTCTGTGTACTGGCCCAGCTTCGGTGTCCCCGACTTCTTGTGGAGGAACTGATGGCAGGTCTTGCACAGCAGCATGAACCGGTCTGGGTCCAGATTCGTGTAGTTAGTGGCGAACTTGTGGTGCACGTCTAGGTACTGCACACGTGAGTAGTGCTTACCGCAGAACTCGCAGGTCTGGTTCCTTGCGGACAGCATATACTTTCTGAAGATTAACCACTGCGGGGTGAGCCTGAACGCCTCGTGCTCCGCCTTGAGTTTTTCGTAGAAGTCTTTTCGTTTCATACCTACCAGTAATAAATTTTCTCCGGTCCGAGCCGAAGTTATTTGTTTACTGATAGGTATAGCATAGGAGATTATCAAATGATAGTTCAAATTCCAAAATCCAATTCCGTAACTCCGTCTTCCGAGACCAAACCGGAAGCGGTTGAAACCGAAGGCAAGCGTCAGGTGTTTATCAACGACCTAACCCCCGAAGAAAGGGAACAGGCCGTGAGCGAATACGCTGACAGAATCCGTGAGCAGTTGTCCGGTCCGACCATAAGCATCAACTGCATGTCACGACTACTGAACATGGCTCACCCGCGAGTGACCTCCATGCTCGCCGTCACATCCTCTGCCAAGGAAGCACTGCTAGATAGCAGCACGAACAAAGTAGTCCGTGCCAAATCACTTCTTTCCAAACTGACCGAAGAACAAAGGGCAGAACTCATTGAGTCACTGCAAAAAGAGCAGCACTCCTAAATCTAAAAATATATAGCACACACCCATATTTTATAAATGGCAAAAAAAAAAATTTTTTTTTTCTAGAAAAAATATAAAATATAATAGGGGTGCTATATATTTTTTGAAACGGGAGTTCTTCCACGAAGTTTTTATAAAATTCTGCGGTTCGGACTGCGGGGTTTTATTTACTATATGTACAAATAAAATAGGGTTTTATATGTTCAACAATAACAACGGAGTAAACAATGACACAATCGAACCCGAAACTGAGGAACGAGTATGCTCCTTTCCCGGAGAGTGTCCCGCAACAGACACCAGTCGCTGTGGACGCTGCTGCTACCTTAGAGCAGTGGAACCAGATGGTGACGGCTACGGAGAAGGCGGCCGGTGACCTGGTTGCAAGCCCGGTAGTCCGCGAAGGATATCTGGCGCACGGTCATCCGGCAGACCTCGGCTTCATCCACCTGAACTCGATGACAAGTTCGCGCATACGCAAGCGTTTCCCGCTCGCCACCAAGGACGAACCTCTGTTCGCTATGCTCTATGCCCAAGGCAAGCTGATTGTCGGGCAGGGATTGGTGAAGAAGTACACTGCCCGCAAGGAAGGTAAGACCTTCGACCACACCAAATGGATTAACAAAGAGTTTGACAAACTGTTTGATAATCTCGATGAGTATAGAGAGCAGTTAAGGGAGATTGCTTACAATGCCTCAAGAACTGATAAATGAACTTGACGACATCACTTGGCGTTTGGAGACTATCTTCAGGACTGACCCGAAGCTGATGCGCAAGTGGAAGCCGAAGGTCAAGAAACTCGAAGAGGCTGCCACAAATGTCTCGCGTGTGATGTCTCTGGCAGACAAGTGGCCTACCGTGCCGCAGTCCCTGTTGCTGGAGTTCGCCACCAATGAGTCGGCTCCGTTCATCAAGGTCTGTATGGGTCTCACTACCAGACGGTATCGACTGTCACCCATATCACTGTGCTTGTGGTGGAGGCGTATGGTCGCTTCCGGCCAGCAGCACATCCTCACATACTTCTCGTGGACTGGACTGGACAGGCTTGAGGTCGAGACAGTGTGCGGCAACGATTTGCTCCGTGCCTGTACTGATAACATTGCATTGCTGGATAACATCAGGAGTATTCTCGCAGACGACCAGACCGTTGACTTCCGTATCAGGGAACTCCTTGGTGGTCTCTCGAAACAGTCCGACGTCAAGGCTGCATGGAAGAAGTGGGTGATGACTAACCACCCAGACAAGGGAGGCGACCCAGAACACTTCCTCGAAGTCAAGGTTGTCTACGACGAATGGTTGACTTTTCAACAGGAGAACCGATGAGTATCAAACTCGCGGCAGCACTCTGGGTCATGGCTTGCGCCGGACTTGTAGTATTTATCAACATCTTCAAACCTAAAAAATAGGAGACAACTGTGTCTAAAATCAAGTACCCCGATTTCACCTACAACCAGACAATCAAGATGCTGCGTGACGAAACCGCCCCGGTGTCGTTCGAGTCTGCTCCAGGTCTGCTCGGTCATCACCACTTCGTTCTCGTCTGGGATGGGGACAGTGACCCAACCGCCGCCAATGCCACGCTGGGCGTCCTCACCGGTGTCATTATGACTGCCGACAAGATGCGCTTCGCGGTGCACACCTGCTCTAGTGACTTCGAGCTCACCTATGACAACGCTGTGTACCTCCGAAATGGCGCCTGTCCGGAAGTTCTCGTGAAGGCAGAGACCGGTGCGTTTGTCGGGAAGCTGGTTGGCATCGACTGTGACAAGGGTATGGCTGTCGTGCAGTGTTGTGACAACGTGGGCTTCTGGTCTCTCTCTATCGTCACATACATCACTGATGTGAACACCGACCATCTCGGTCTCCGTCTCGCTGAACCGGCAAAGGAGGAAGACGATGCATAGAACTGAAATCAACTGCATGAAATCTGAACTGAAGCTTAAACAGGAAGAGCCTATGGCTAGAGAAAACGAACTCATCATCGGTGTGGATTCTGCTGCACCAGGAACTCATGACATCACTGCCGCTGACTTTTACCGCTCCCTTGGGGCAGAGGCCGACTGCTTCGGCCGCGAAGACAACGCCGGTAAGATGTTTCCTTGTGACCCTATCCTCGCTGCGGATGCGGACTTCAAATACGAAGTAAAGGATGCACCCGAACAGGGAACGGACAAGTGGCTGGAATGGCGTAAGCAGGGTATTACCGCTACCGAGGCTGCTTCCATTATGTACCCGTCCAAGTGGGGCAGTCCGCTCTCCATCTACACCGATAAACTCGGACTGACGCAGAAGAGTCAGGACGACTCCGACGGGTTTATGGAGTGGGGACACCGCATTGAAGACTTGCTCGTGAAGAAGTTTATGGAAGCGCACAAGGACTTCTGCCGGTGTACGCAGGGTCGTCTGTATCAGCGTGACTGGGCGAAGTGTTCTCTGGATGCTCAAGCGTTCGATGAACTGGGTAATCCGGTCATCATCGAGTGCAAGACCGGTCAGCACGAAGAGAAGTGGGACCCGATTCCTGAACGCTACTACGCACAGGTGCAGTGGCAGATGTATGTCACCGGCATCCGCAAGGCGTACTTCTCTGTACTCATTCAGGGTCACATCTGGTTTGAGCGCGTGGTTGACTACTGTCCGGAATATGTCAAGCGGTTGAAGGAGAAGTGCTTCTATGTCTGGGACTGCATCCAGAACAAGCAGGCACCCGCCACCCTAGGTGACTTCGAGTCCGACAAGACCGCCATCGCTGCACTCGCCGGTGAGTCCGGCCACTCCGGCGAACCTGTGGAAACTGACGAACAGACCGTCGGCAAGTACCTCGCACTGAAGGAAGCCTACGAAAAGGCCGAAAAGGAGTTCAACGATTTCAAGAACTCCATCGCCTACAAACTGGTTGACCACAGCAAGATGACCTGTGACGGCAAGACCTTTGCTTCTTGGGTGGAGCGCAAGGGCGCTATCTCCATTGACAAGGAACTGCTCAAGGCGAAGTACCCCGAAATCTACAACGAATGTCTGAAGCAGGGTCTACCGACTCGCTACATCAGGTATCAGGTCTAGTCTCCCTGCTGGACCGCCCTGCACGAACACCGACACGTACCCACAACACTCGTGCAGGGTACCCTTTGGGAGCCACCGGTTTCTTTTATCAACTGTCTAAACCCAGTTGGACTATTACTTGTTTTCATCAGGTGACTCCCAAAAAGTACCCGATTGGGTAAAATAAAGCAAATGGTTAGGTTCCGCGGACGCGGAATTTATTACTATTTGTATGTCAAACAATAAAGCCGAGATGCGGAAAACGCAAAGGAGTAAACTATGGCTAATAATGACGAACAGATGAACGAATCCCCTCTGGCAAACCGTGGCCCGAAGTACCTCAACTTCCCAGTTGACGAATACACTCCGGTCTGTGTGATTGCCTACATGGTCGCACCCCTGAGACCCAATCCCAAATTCAGCAAGGACACCACTCCCATCCCGAGTGTTCGTTTCCTTCTTGCGGGCTTGGTCAAGGACCCCGACAACAACAACGAACCGACTGTCGTTCGCAAGTGGACCGGATGGAAGTCCATTTCCTACAACGAAAAGTCCGGCCTCGTGAACTTGTTCAAGGGCGTTCCTTGCGAAGAGATTTTGCAGGACGACAAGGAAGGCGGCAAGCTCTGGACCACTCCGTTCAAGGCACTCCTTGAATTGAGCAAGGACGGAAAGTACACCAACATCACCCGCGTCAAGCTGGGCGACGATGTTGGCCAGATGAACATCTGCTATACTGCCGAAATCGAGAAGACTCTTTTCAAGACGGTAAAGGCTTACGCTGCCGAAGTCCCGCTCGAAGTGGCTGTCATCAAGACGCCGGACGGTGTGAAGAAGTTCTTCCCTGCCGACCTGAACGATGCACCTGTCTATAACGAAAGTAACGATGACTAACTCCGTTGGTTAGTTGAACATAATCCCTACTGCCGTGGTTTTCATGTGTCTCTCCACGGTGGTAGGGATTTTTTTTATCACTGGATAATTCAGTACTGGAGAACTGCGATGAAGCTATCAGGCGACTATGACCCGAAAGAACTGGTGCGTGCACTGCAAGGGAACTTCTCTTGTCAGAGAGTGACCAAGAACTCCAAGGGAAAACCACTCCCACTTGAAGAACAGAAAATATC